TGTTCATCAATACCTCACACCGGGACCAGGTCCCAGCGTGTCATCCGTGCAGTCGTTCGACAAATTCCGACGGCACCATCTCAACATCATGTGAGAATCCATCCTATTGGTTTGATAGGGCCCGCGAGGGCGTGTATCAGTAACTAGGCAGGACTCCAGACACTACGGAAGAGACAGATCGTCTTAGTACGGCATTTCCCCGCAGGCGCGGCGGATCTCCTGGTGCAATCCTGAATCGTGGGAGTCTGATTCAGAACGGTCCAGAACCGTTTTGGATGAATTAGGGTAATGACCCCATGGCATGTGGCGGACATGACCATCCGGGATGTTTAACGTCGTCCCCGACGTTACCCAATTGTCACTAGAACAGGGGTTCTCCCTCGCGTCCTGCAAGGGCTTCCTCTATCGTCACACCGTGTGTGAGACAGAAGTCGAGTGACATGCCGACACGACCCCAAGAGGTCGCGACATAAGGATTCGGACTATCCATGTTCCGAAAATCCTCTTCGATATCCTCACGCATAAAGTCCTCCCAGAATTTCTTCTCGGGAGTCTTCTCACTACAACAGTGACGCGCCAGAGGGTCTCCAGCACCTGGAGAACGCAATCGACAGAGGTACGCGGGAATCTCCATTCTCGCATCCTTCATGAGCTCATAGGTAGCTCGGCACTTGAGTCGCTTCTTTGCGGGCTTCTCATTGTCCAGTTCATCCCAAGGATTTACCCGTTTGACGGATTCCTTGACACCTGGTGCTGGTAAAGGTCCAACAGCTTGCCACAGGTGTGGGTCACGCTTGAGGGCGTGCAAAGCAACAGCTTTCTGTTGCCAGGGGAACTTTGTCTCGAAGCCAAGAGGCCTCTCGACACCCATGCCACCAAGGCTCTGGGGGACAAACAAATTCCGACCACGACACTCCTGGTCAATCCATTGGGAGTGTTTCGACATGAAGATCTTCATGAGCTCTGCGCCTCGCCCGGGAAGGGCGCCAGCGACCAAGCGGTTGATCGTCGAACAGAATCCCTCGTCACGGTCACCTCTATCATCGGCAAGTACCTTACTTTGCCCGAAGAAGAGTCCAGTGTTGAGGAATGGAACGTAGTAGGGTGTAGCACCCTTCCTGTATAGATCAAAATCATAACAGGCGGAATTTGCGTTGGCAAATCGCGGATGGCAGTAGGCCTTCCCAACGGACATTTTGAGTCCGACCTTCTCACCCATGGCAATATGTTCCTGCCATAGGGAGTGCTTTGCGACGTACAGCATGTCGTCGCCATTGACCAATACACCCTTTAGAATATCATTCAAGGGTCGGGTATCCTCCGCTAGGGTAGCGAGGTATAGTCCGAGATTGGCCAAACATAGCACGGGAAAAGAGAGG